TTGTGAAAAAGCTGGTGACTGGTTACACCAACGAACACTTAGACAAGAGCGACGGAAAGCAGATCAGCCCTGATGACGTTTACGTCGTGTGGTACTGCAAAACGTTGAAGAATTGGAAAGCGCTAGCTTCCACGACGCTGTTCGACGGCATGTACTATGAACTGACGCTCAACGGCGACAAGCAGGAAATCTATCTCGACGCTTACAAAAAGTTCGAGAACCGCGCAATCAAGGTGGAGGGCTGATTATGGAGAACATCAAGAAGCGGCTTGGCAATCTGCTGAGCGTCAAATCCATCGTCACGCTGGTGCTGACGGCGGTATTTGCGTACATGGCAGTCGCCGGGAAGATCTCGCAGGACTTTATGATGGTGTATACCGTCGTGATCGCGTTTTACTTTGGCACACAGAGCCAGAAAGCGCAGGACGCGATTGACAACGCCGCGAAGGAGGATGCGCAGAAATGAGCATCATGAAAGCCTCCGAACTCGTCAGGCGGCATATTGACGCCGCGAAGAATTACAAGACCGTGTATATGTGGGGCTGCTTCGGCTCTCCCGTCACGAACGGCATTATCACGGAAAAGGCGAACCAGTACCCGGACTGGTACGGCGCGGCGAAGCAGGCAAGCCTCCGCAATCTGATCGGCAAGGGCTACTTTGGCTTTGACTGCGTGAACCTCACGAAGGGCATTCTGTGGGGCTGGAACGGCAACAAGAATGCTTACCACGGAGGCGCACGCTACGCCGGCAACACCGTCCCGGACGTATCCGCCGACGGCATGATCGCCAAGTGCAAGGACGTGGCTACGACCGGCTGGGACAAACTCGTCCCGGGCGAAGGGCTGTGGATGCCGGGCCATTGGGGTATGTACATCGGCGACGGCCTCGCGGTAGAGTGTACCCCCGCATGGAAGAACGGCGTACAGATCACTGCCGTCCTGAACATCGGCCCCAAGAGCGGGCACAACGCCCGCAAGTGGCAGAAACACGGGAAGCTCCCGTGGGTGGACTACGACACGGAAACCGTCGATAAGGCCGTCGAGGACGCCAAGAAGACCATCAAGGCAAAGGCCGGACTTGCGGACAACACGATCAAATATCTCGCCGACTACAAGTACGGCGATGATCTCCTGAAAAAACTGGCTGCTGCCATGAGATAAAACCTGCCCGGCGGCGGGCCGAAGGGAGTGACAGCAAATAACTGCGCGGCTGGCTCTGCCGAAGGAGCTGGAACACCTCACGCGCAGCGACTGGGAGCGCGTCACTGACGAGGGACTTTTGGACGTGATCGATCAGCAGATCGTGAAGCTTTATATCGTGCGCAGGCTCCCGCAGCTGGACGCGGCCGGTGAAATCGGCATTGACCGCAAAACCATCTCCCGCCGCCTGCCGCACATCTACAATACCGCCCGCCGTCTGGCAGGAACATAACGCAAAGCACCCCGTGGGATCATCCCACGGGGTGCTTTTTCTATGTCCCGCAAATGGTACACAAATGGTACACAAATGCCCCCCAGCGGGGACGGGGAAACGCTAGAATGGTAGCAGAAAGGGGCGATACCGCATGGCGTACAACCCGTACACGGGCCGCTGGGAGATGGACGGCGCGCAGCAGATCCAGCTGCAGCCCATGCCGCGGCCGCAGGGCCCGCAGCTGCCGCCGCAGCCGCCGAAGCTCGGCGTGCTGACCGTGGCCAGCGAGGCCAGCATCAACAACCTGCAGATGCAGCCGAACGACAACGCGCTCGCGCTGCACGAGACCGAGAACCTGCTGTACTACATCCGCACGGACAGCATGGCGGCCAAGACCATCGCGCGGTTCCGGATCTTCCCGGAGCCGACAGAAGAGGAAAAGGCGGCAAACCAGCTGCAGGAGCAGCTGAAACAGATCACGGCCGGCCTGCAGAGCATGGCCGGGAAAATCGAAGAACTGGAGGGAAAGCTCAATGCAAAATCCGATTATGGCCCTGATGGGCGGAAACGGCGGGGGGAAACAAGCTGCTGAACGGTCTGCTGCAGACAGCGAAGACGACGCTGCAGGGGCAGAGCCCGCAGATGGTGCTTAGCTTCCTGGCCTCGCAGCCAGGCTTTGAGGCGTGGTTCGAGGCAAACAAAAACAAGACGGTCGGCGAGCTCGTCGGCCAGATCGGCAAGTGATACCGCGCGAAAGCGCCTATCAAATTTCATTCCACCCAGAAAGGAGGGAAAACCATGGATAAGGATTATGGCTTCGGCGGATGGGGCATTGTCATCCTGATCGCGCTGTTCTTCCTGCTCTTCGCGGGCAGAGGCTTCGGCGGCAGCGGCGAGAGTGCCCCGGCGACGCAGGCCGACGTACAGCGTGCAACGGACTTTGCGGCTCTGGAGCGCCAGAACAACGAGGGCGTGGCCGCAACGCGTCAGGGCGCGTACGACGTCACAAGCGCCGTCAAGGACAACGCCTACAACATCCTCGGCGAGCTGCGCGATTTGCAGTCCGTCACGGAGAGCGGCATCTCTGTGCAGCAGAAGTGCTGCTGCGACATTCTCCGCGCGATCGACGGCGTCAACTACAACGCCAGCATCAACGCGTGCGAGATCAAGACGGCCATCCACGCCGAGGGCGAGGCGACCCGGACGCTCCTGCAGCAGCAGGAGAACCAGCGTCTGCGCGACGAGCTCGCGCAGAGCAGAGCCGCGAACAACGACTACATGCAGTCGCAGTACATCCTCGGCCAGCTGGGCCGGTACTACCAGAACCCGCCCTGCAATCCGTGCGGCTGCGGCGGCTGACGCGGACCCATCCTGATATAGCTATCCGGGGCATAATGCCCCTTCACATAAGCCCAAACGGAAGGAGTAATGAAAATGGCTTGTAATAACGGCAATGGAAATCGGGCGTATCAAAAATCCTGCGTCCGATATTTTAATAACGCGCCCCAACTGCTCGCGGCTGACAGCGCAAACGTGCTGACGCTGGCCGGGGCAAAGGTCGTCAACTCCGGATCGTCCATCCAGGTCGAGCCGCAGAGCTATGATACGGTCAAGATCGGCCTGTACCATCTGGCCGCGGACGCGGTCATCGCGGCGACGGCCGCGGGCGTCCTGACCCTGCAGTGGTACATGGACGGCGTCGCACTGCCCTGCACGCTCAAGCGCGTCACGCTGCCGGCATCCGGCAATGCGGAGATCCACACGGAGACGGATCTGGAGCTGTCCGGGTGCTGCTGCTGCGTCAACCATACATTCACGCTCGTGGCGACGACCGACAGCACGGCCGCAGGCTCCGTGATCGAGCTTTGCACGGGGCTGCTCAAGCTCGCATGAGGTGCTATCATGCAGGAGTATAAAGACAAACTCCACGTCGCGCTGCGGGAGATCGCGGAGTGCCCGGTGTCCATGCGTACGGTCGAGCAGGCCGCAGCAGTCACAGATCTGCTGTGCCGGCTGGAT